AGATGGGAATATCAGGGAATCTTTCTCTGATGTAAGCCAGGAATTCTTTTCCTGCCTCTATCTCATCTTTAAAATGAACTACTCTTGGATCTTTTTCATGGAATGATAGCTGATAGAAGTCTAATAAGTCTCCATTAATAAATATAGAGTCTACATTTTCTTCTTCAAACTTAGTAAACATAGTTTCTAAGGCTGTATTATCATGATATGGTATATGAACATCTCCAAACACACCTAATATTTTACATCCTGTAGGAAAAGTAAATTGACTACGTGTTTTTGTATGTGATTCTGGTAAAGTAAGCTTATTTTGCATAACTTTGGTCTTTAGTTCTTTTATGAATTTATTATTTACATTGTTATTCATCATATCTCTTTGTCTTTTACCTACTTGACCTCTATAATATCTTACTCTAAGATATGTTTGTTCAAAATTTGTAAAAAATGCAGTATTTTCAGCATAAATCTTTCTAGCTATAGTTTTAGATGGAGCTTCTGGGAATTTTTCTAAGTACTCAAATACAATTTCTGTATTTTTTTTAGTACTTCTTTTTTTATTTATGGCTTTTGTCATATACATTAATATACAAAAAATAATCAATATGTTTACAGTAAAATTAATTAAACAAAATGGAAAATTAGGTTATACTAATGATAAATCAAAATTAAGTTATAAATTATTTCTAGATAAACTTCCAGAAGGTCAGGAAGTAGAGATGTTTATAGGGCTTACTTCTAGTGATAAAAGTGTAGCACAATTAGCAAAAATACATGCCTGCATTAGAGAATTGGCTCTTGAATCAGGATATACTTTTGATGAAATGAAAGTATTAGTTAAACAAAAATGTGGTTTAGCTTATGATGGTGGTGGAGCAATATTTTTTAAATCTTTTGCAGATTGTAGTAAAAGTGAATTAGCATTAGCTATTCAAGCTTGTATAGAGATAGGAGAATTATACAATATTAATCTAACATAGGATCAACATATCCTTCATCACCTAATTCAAGAATTTTTTTATCATCATATAAATTATCATCTTTAGCTTTCTTTTCAATTTCAGCTAATAATAAAGTTATAGTATATAAAGATTTTTCATAGTCTGTTAAATCCATATATTCTTCTTTTGCAACATGCTCTAATGATAAATGTTTTTTTTCATCATCAGTTCCTAAAGAATTAAATATATAATATAAAAGACCTTTAACCATCATGTAATAAGTTTTATTTACTTGAATATTGATGATTGCATCATCTTTTAATTCTTTTACATTTATAGCCATAACATTTAAATTTTAACAAATATATGAAAGAAAAATTAAACATAGAAGAAATTAAACAAAAAATATTTGATAAACTTCAACCATCAGGTTGGGGACAAAAACTTAAACCTTTTTTATTTAGTGGAGATTTTGACAATATACTTATGCAATTACATAAGTTATCTATTTTAAACAAAAAGTTTACTCCAACAGTTAAAGATTTTTTTAGGGCATTTGAAGAATGTCCCTATGATAAACTTAAGGTTGTAATGGTTGGTCAAGAACCCTATTTAAATGTAAGATCTGCAGATGGTATAGCATTTAGTTGCGGTACTAATCCTAGAATAGAAACAAGTTTAAAATTTATACTTGATGAAGTAAATAAAACTGTTTATGGTGGACATAATGTATCTGTAGATCCAGATCTTAAAAGATGGAGTAATCAAGGAATACTATTACTTAATTCTTCATTAACTACACAAGTATGTACATCAGGTAGACATTATGAAATATGGAAACCATTTATGGCATATTTATTTGACTTATTAAATCATAATGAAAATAAATTAATATATCTTTACATAGGAAAAAAAGCTCAAGAATGGGCTGATTTTATAGATGAAGATGACTATAAATTTTTAGTAACTCATCCTATTAATCCTGCTAGTTTACATACTAGAAGATGGGACTCTAATAACATATTTTTAAAAGTACAATTATTAGTACAAAAACATTATAATATTAATATAATTTGGTAAACATGGAAGAAATATTTAATAAACTTACAAAAGCAGACTTAACACCTAATAGTTTCTATGTTTTATATTGTATTAAAAATAATACAAAGCCTCATAATTTTGTTAATAGTAGTTTAGCTGTAACAAAATTAAAACAAGAAGGTTGGTTAGAAGAAAATTTGCAATTAACAAGTAAAAGCATTATCTTTACAACTGAAATAGATGGTTTTTTTAAGAAAGCTAAAAAGAAAATAACTAAAGATTTATTGGGAGACAATTTTACTAGCAACATAAAAACTTATGTTGAAATATTTCCAAATAGAAAACTATCTAGTGGAAAATATGCAAGAATAAATCCTAAAAACTTAGAAAATTCTTTTAGATGGTTCTTTGAGAACTATGAATATGATTGGGATATGATTTTTAAAGCAACAAAAAAATATATATATGATTACAGTTTAAAAAACTATGAATACATGAGAACTTCTCAGTATTTCATAAGAAAGCAAAATACTGATAAAACATATGATTCTGAGTTAGCTGATTACTGTAATATGATTGACAATGTATTAGATGATGAAGTAGTATTTATTAAAGAAAGAAGATTATGAATTGGAGAGCAAGAGGGGTTTTAATACTTATTGCAGTTTTTAGTAGTTTGTTTGCATATGTGGTTATCCACAATTTTATATTCCCTATATCAATTTGGGAATACTTAGTAATTGAAAGTATGATCACCATACTTCATTTACTGTATAATATTTCAAAAGAAAAAACAATAGATCTTTTTAATTAATTGTTATGGAAAATCTGTATAATGGAGCTAGGGCATATAAGCCTGTCAGTGAAAGAGACTCTTTAAGAAAAGCTATTCTAAAAATTAAAGCTAGAAGACAAGGAGATTTAAAATCTTTAAAAACTTCTTGGATTAGATTTAATGATGCATTTTGTGATGGTCTTGAGTGGAAAACTATCACTGTAGTTGGTGCTAGACCAGGAGTTGGTAAAACTTTATTTATGGAGCAATTGGTTAATGATGTTATAACAGAAAACACAGACCAAGACTTTAGAGTATTAAAATTTCAGTTTGAAATGGTTGATGAAACCAATGGTATTAGAAAACTATCTATGAATACAGGTTCTGATTACAATACTTTAATGAGTAAAGGAAAATTAATTGATAAAGCTATTTTCCAAAAGTGTATAGAAATATATGAAAAAACAGAACAAACAGATGTCATTGATGTAATATATGATCCTTGTACTGTAGATGAAATGTGTGCAACTATACATGCTTATATGGAACAACACAAAATTCAAAAAGGTGTTGACCAAAATGATAATCCAACATATGATTATAAAAATACTTTAGTTACTATAGATCACTCATCTTTATTTAGAGTTGCAAAACAAGAAAAAGATAAGTTTGAAATGCTCTATGCATTAGGAGAAGCTCTTACAAAGATGAAAAAGAAATATCCTATAGCTTTTATAGTTCTTAGTCAGCTCAATAGAAATATTGATCATCCTGACAGATCTAAAGATGGGCAGTATGGTAACTATGTTTTAGATTCTGATTTATTTGGTGCTGATGCCTTACTTCAACATGCAGATGTTGTAATAGGTATTAATAAACCATTTTCAAGAAAAATAAGATTTTATGGTCCTGAAAGATATATAGTAAATGATGAAGAGCTTTTAGCTTTCCATTTTCTTAAATCTAGAAATGGCCTAACAGGTTTGTTCTTTTGTAAACTTGATAGATCTTCTATAAGAATAGTGGAGATAGATTTTCCACCACAAAGCATGTAACAATTAATATAAATATATGAACAGAAAAGAAAAAGAAAATGAGTTTTATGCTTTCCATATGGAAACATTTAAACAGCTTAAATTAGCAGATCCAGCATTTGTTATTAAAACAGCTTTCTTTCAAAAAGGAAAATTTGGTAAACAAGTACAACTCTTTGAAGGAGAATTAAATAAAGGTGTAGACATCTTTATTGAAATGATTGATATTATAAGAGATAATGATAATAAGGAAATGGATATGGTTCCTGCTAATGCAGATAGACAACTATTTAAGTATACTTATAATCCTTATTTTGCAGAAGAGTATGAAACTAAAGAAGGATTGGGTAAATCAGGAACAGGCTATACTGCTTATATTATTCCAGCATCAGAATTAGTTGCAATTTTAAAAGATGGTTCTCAAATTACCTATAATTTATGGGAAAAAAGAAAACTTGATGCAGAACTTGCTGCAGATTTAGCACCTAAAGAACAAAATAGTTTATCTATATTTCCTGATTTTGTTGAAACTTATGCTTCTATACCAATAAATGTAAGTTTAGATGAAAAACCTTCAGAATTAGCTTCAGAACTTCTTTTAAAGATTTCTGAGCTTTTTAAAGAATTATCAACTGCATTAACTAAATCTAATTAATATGGCCATAGTACTTCCAACAAAAAAAATTAAAGCTGATAGAGTTAATCCTAAAAGATTAATTATCTATTCAAAACCTAAAACTGGTAAAACTTCAGCATTTGCAGGACTAGAAAATAATCTTCTTTTAGATTTAGAAAATGGTGCTGACTATGTAGATGCTTTAAAAGTAAAAATTAATTCTTTACAAGAATTACTAGATGCAGGAAAAGCTATAAAAGAAGCAGGTAAACCGTATACTTATGTTACTATAGATACAGTAACTGCATTAGAAGATATGGTTATGCCTTTGGCTATTAAGCTATATAAACAAACATCTATGGGTAAAAACTATGATGGAGATAATGTATTGTGTTTACCAAATGGTGCCGGATATTTATATTTAAGGCAAGCTTTCTTTCAGGTTTTAGATTTTATTGATACTTTAGCACCCCATATTATTTTATCTGGTCACATTAAAGACAAACAGGTAGACGA